CCGCATCAGCCTTTGCCTTCTCCGCATCGGCGTTGGCCTTGCGCACGGTTGCTTTCATAGTGGCCACTGCCACCATGAGCCCCACAAGGCCGGTGCCGAGAAGTATGTTGAGGATTTCGCTGGTGGACATCGTTGTGATTGGTTTACTGGGGTGTTACTGGTTTATACCGATTGACTTGAGCCACTTCTGAACGTCGAAGCTCGGACAGGCTTTGGCGGCCACCTCGTTGTGACCGATGATTCTCACGCCGGGGAACCGGCGGTGGAAGTCTTTAACATACGCCTCCATCGCCTTAAGCTGTGCAGGAGTGCGCGTGTCCTTGGGATTCATCGCCTTGTCACAGCCTCCGGCATAGACCGCATGACGGCTGACTGAGTTATAGCCCTTGGCGCCGTTGGTGATTTCCCACGGGTCCACGTTGGCGTCCTCGTTGTTGTCGACGAGCCGCTCGACCGTGCCGTCAAGATGGATGATGTCGGTGTAGCCGACCTGCTTCCATCCCCTGCCCCCGGCAGACACCGGGGAGAGGTGCATACGCCGGATGTCGGCAGATGTCACCTCGCGCCCCTCGGGTGTCGCGGTGCAGTGCAGTACGAGATACTTAAGCCGAGCCATCGCTTATTCAGTGGCTGCCGCCTTTTTGGTGAACTTGGGAGTGGCGCGGGTGTCCATCACGATGAATTCCTCGCCGAAGGCGATGTTGGTATCGGCCATCATGAGCAGCTTGAAGAAATACAGCTCAGAGGCGTTGCTCACCTTGTCGATCTGTATCACCGACTCGTCGTTCTGCAGATTGACCGCGGCGAAGAAGTTGCCGTCGGCATCCGGTGAGCAGAGGGTGGCCACTATCACGCCGTCGGGCCATGCGGCCACTGTCTCGATGGTGATGCCATTGTAGCGTTTGCGGTTGACCTCGGTCTCGTCGGCATTCTTGGCCTCACGAGCCTTAAGTTCGTCATCATAGGTGTCAAAGTCATCGACACCCATGATGATGCGGAGGTTCGGATTCGGACGCATCGCCTTGGGGATGGCGCGGCGGATCTTCTTGAGCTTGCCGAGCATGGTGGTCTCTCCGGCTCCGTCGACGATGACGCAGTCCTTGTCCTTGGCGGCCTGGGTGAGGATGCCGTTCATGAGCTTGGTGTCGTCGGTGCCGTCGGCATATTCTCCGTTGACATAGTGGTCGCCGAGTTCAAACTGCACCTGCTTGGAGAGCGCGTCGAGCAGCGCGTTCTGACCTTCGGGGGGCAGGTTGCGGAACACGAGGTTGCCGGTGGGCTGCCACTTGCGCCAGATATGCTCGAAAGAGCGGGGGTTGAACACTGTGAAGGCCATGAAGTCGTGGGGCTCGAGCACCTGCTCCGACCAGTTGAAGTCGCCCTTGCTGTCCTCGACAGTAGGATTCTCCTTGCGCTTCTGGAGCATCTTGCCCACTTTCAGGCGCGGGATGCTGATTTTCTTGTTGACGCCGGGGATGACCATGATCAGACCCTTCTCCACGAGTTCGTTGCCCGTGGCGGCCACGGTGAGGATGCGCTCGAGTACCTCGCCGTTGTAGTTGGTGTTGTCTACTTTGATTGCCATTGGTGTATGGTGTTAGCGGTTATTGTTTCTTGAGGTTTTCGCGGATCTCGGCCATGCGCAGTTCCCACGGGCCGGCCTTAGGGGCGTCGTCGGAAGTCGGTTCGGTCTGGAGTGTGGCGCTGAGTTTCTGCGCCGGAGCGATGGAGTCGAGGGTGGCGTTAAGGGTTTCGATACCGACCATCTTGCCGAGGTCGAGGAAGTGCTGCTTCTTCTCCGCCGGGATCTTTTTGGCAGCGATGGCCGCGTCTACGGCGGCTGTGACCTGTGATAGTTTGAGCTGCTCGTTTTCCCTGCGGATGTTCTCCACATCGTCGTTGGCAGTTTTGAGTTCCGCGAGTTTCGCGTTGACGGCCGCCTCGTCTGCCGTTTCCGGCAAGCCCAGTGTCAGGGCGAGTGTCTTGATGTCCATTTGCGGTTGGTTGTTGGTTGGTTTATGATTCAGCCTTGGAAGGGGGCAGTCACCACCCTCGCTCAGCGTTATTAACTGTCCGTCCTTGTGGAGCCGGATGGCATCGTTGTTGGCTCCGATTTCGACAAGCGACACTTCGATAAGGCGCGCCTTTGTCACTGTCGCATAGCGCTGCCCCGGCACGATAAGCTCCGCGGCTTCGCTTGTCTCGATCACCTCGAAGCCGATGCTCACCATGCGTAGCGAGCCGAAGTCCCACTGCTTCTTGCACTGGGTGGAAAGTTCGGTGGCCTCGTCAAATGCGAGCTCGCCGGTGATCTCGCCATTCTCTTTCTTTATGTCCTTTATAAGTCCGATGGCCTTGCCGCGGTTGTGCATATAAAGGAGTATGGGGTTGCGCTCATATTGGGTGATGTCCACGCCATCGGTCAGGACGCGGTACCCGTAGCTGTTGAGCGTGTCGTTTGTCAGTCTTACTCTGTTGCCCATGTCTGTGCGATAATGATTTTTTCGGTGCAAAAGTGAGAGATAAACCGCTTGTTTCCAAAAAAGTGTGCAATGGTTGCACACTTGTATGCAATGGTTGCACACTTTTTTTGAAGGCACACCTCATATTCGCACTTTTGCAGTGCAAAAGCGCCAAAATCATTATCGACATGACAAAAGCTGAACTTGAAAATAAAAGAAACCTGGCACGCACCCTGTATCTTTCAGGTAAGGAGCAGACCGAAATCGCCGAGATGATAGGCGTGTCACGAGTCACTATATCCAAATGGTGTACCGCTGACGGATGGAAGGCTACCCGTGCTGCTAAGACCATCACTCGCCCGGAGCTCATAAAGAAATTACTCCTGGCCACTAACACATTGCTCGACAAAGTCAACGAATCCGGTGACCTCGCCCTTATAGACAGCCTCGGCGACAAGCTCTCGAAGCTGACCGCCGCCATCGACAAGCTCGACAAGTCACAGGCCAATGTCGTGGCCGCCATAGAGGTGTTCACTGCTTTCTCCAAATATCTTGAATTCCGCGCTAAGACAGACCCGGAGGTAACTATCGAGTTCATCAAGAAGGTCAACAAGCTGCAGGACGGATTCCTCATCGAATCATTCAACAAGGGAGCACTCGTTTACCATGGCGACTAAACTTACAAAGGAACAGAAGGAGGCATTCGCGCAGTGGAAGGAACACTGCCGCGAAGTCCAGGCCATGACGGCGGCGTCCCTGTCTATCGTAAAGGAGTCGCCTGTCGAGAAGGAGCGTCGCATCAAACGGCTGCTCTCCAATTATGACGAATTCTGCGAATATTATTTCGCACACTACCTCACCCTGCGCGACAAGACCACCGGGGAGGTTATCCGAGTGATACACAATGCGCCGTTCCATACCAAAGCGGCACTCACGATAAAGAACACGCCAAATCTGAAGGCGGTGTTCAAATGGCCGCGCGGCCACGCCAAATCCACCCACATCGGAGTGTTCATTCCCCTTTGGCTGATTTTCCAGCCGAAGAGGCTTATCAATTTTATGGTCACTGTCGGTAAGTCTGAGGATAGCGCCAACCGTCTGCTCGGTGACCTTCAGGCGGAACTGGAATATAACCAGAAGCTCATCGCTGATTTTGGTGAACAGAAAAACCTCGGCTTATGGCTGCAGGGGGAGTCGGACAGTCGCCGCGCGGCCTCCGCGACCGTGAGGCCCGTCCGGACTATATTGTGATCGATGACCTTGACGATGACGAGCTCTGCCGCAATGAAAAGCGTGTCAAGGAACTCACTGACTGGGTCAAGGAGGCTCTGTTCGGTGCGCTCGATGTTGGCCGCGGCCGCTTCATAATGGTTGGCAACCTTATTTCTAAAAAATCGGTGCTTGCCAACATCGCTGCCTCGAAGGGCGTGCATGTGTCCGAGATAAAGGCCGTTGACCTTGACGGCAATCCGGTGTGGGTCGAGAAATGGACTAAGGAAGAGGCACAGGCTGTCAAGGATTTCATGGGATACCGCGCCTGGGAAAAGGAGATGATGCACAATCCCATCAATGACGGATCCATATTCCGGCATGAGTGGATACGCTTCAAGCGTATGCCGAAACTCGAAAAGTACGAGATGCTCGTGTGTTATACCGACCCGTCATTCAAATCGACAACAGCAAACGACTACAAGGCTTGCCGACTGTGGGGCAAGATCGGGACAGAGCTACACCTCATTGACTGCTATGTCCGCCAGGACACAGTGTCCGGAATGGTGCGCTGGCTCTATGACCTCTATGAGCGAACACGTGACCGTGTGGCAATATCCTTCTTCATGGAGGCCAATTTCATGCAGGACATCATCCTCGACGAGTTCGCCGCCGAAGGAAATATCCGCGGGTACCAGTTGCCCATACTGCCGGACACCAGAAAGAAGCCGGAAAAGGTGCAGCGCATCGAAGCGGTGTCGCCGCTGTGGGAGCGTGGCTTCGTATTTTACAACGAGGCTCTGAAAGAATCCCCTGACATGGAGGTCGGCATCGAGCAGACCCTGGCTCTCGAGCGAGGCTCCCGCGTGCATGATGACGCGCCGGATGCCGACGAGGGTGCTATCTGGTATCTGCAGCGCAGCACTCGTCAGGAAGTTTTCAAACCGGTGGCGATTCCCCGTCGCTCGCCTAAAAATATGTGGTAATATGTTTATAGATACCGAAGATTACAAAGTGGTGATTGGTGATGCGGCCTTGAAAGTCGTGTCGCAGTCATCACCTGAAAATATAGCCAATGCCGAGGCAGAGGCCATTGAGGAAATATCAGGATATCTTCGCCCTGTATATGACACCGCGGCCATTTTCGCAGCAACAGGCAACGACCGCAACAGGCTTATAGTGATGTACACCGCCGACATTGTGCTTTATCACCTCACAGCTTCGCAGCCGCAGAAGATGGGTAGCGAAATCCGCAAGGAGCGATATGAGCGCGCCATAAAATGGCTCGAGGGCGTACAGGCAGGCAAAATTGTCCCCGACCTTCCTCTTGCCGGATCTGACGACGACAGCCCCGGCTTCGGCACCTCCTATTATTCATTCCCCAAACTTAGACACGACTGGTGATTATGGGCCGCAGACAGAACAGACCGAAACTCAGCCGGGCGCAGAAAGATGCCAAAGGCAGGATACAAAAGCAGACCTCCGTCATTCTGGAGCTGCACCGCTACGCGGAGTTTTTCTCAAAGAACGACATCGAGGACTGGCGCCGGGCGTGGCAGAGCGCGATTGATCCGCGCCATCCGTCCCGGCAGAAGCTGTACGACATCTACCGCGATGCCATGACCGACTCGCATCTTTCGGGCTGCATACAGCAGCGCGTGGGGTTCGTTATGTCGCGCTCGTTCAAACTCGTCAATGAGAACGGCGACCAGGACGATGCCGCAGGACACTTGTTTGACCAGTCATGGTTCAAGGACTTGTGCCGGCT